TTAGACACCGTCACCGCCTCCGCTGTTCCGCGCGCGTTCCAGTTTGGTGATTGCCGCCGACGCTCGGCGCTTCCGATCCGCTTCCTTGGCGTAGTGCTCCGACATGGCCGCCGTCCGGTGCCCAAGCACAGCCTGGATGTCGCGCGTGTCGCATCCCGCGTCGGCGAGCATGGTGGCGGCGGTGTGCCGCAGGCCGTGGAAGGTGAGGCCGGGCCACACCCACTCCTTGGTTTCCAGTTCACGAACCAGCTTGAAGAAGCGGGCGCGGAACCCGTCTTCGGTGAACGACTCGCCGCGCTGTCCAATGACGATGGTGGTCGGGATTGGCTTGCCCTTGGCGGACAGCTTCTCAGCAAGGGTAGGGAGGCGGTCCCGCGCCGCATCCAGAAGGGCGCGCAGCTCGGAGTGGACCGGCACCCAGATCGGATCGCCCGTCTTGGCCTGCCGCGACTCGATCACGCCACCCTTGTAGGCCGTCCATGGCAGGCGGATCACGTCGCCCTGGCGCAGGCCGGCGAAGGCGGCAAGGGCGATCGGGACCCGGAGTTCGTCCGGCGCGGCCAGCATGACTGTCTCCAGCTCGATTGCCTTCCATGCCCGGTTCGCTTCGGCCTCTTTCCGCGGGCGCTCCACCTTGGGCACCTTCTCCGCCGGGTTCCCGGTGGTGATGCCGCGCGGCGTGCCCCAGTTGTGCAGGATGGACAGAACGGCCAGGACGTAGTTGGCAAACCGCCGCTTTCGCTTGGCGAACGTCTTGTCGCGGAGCTTCAGGACGAACGGGGAGTCGATGCGCGCCAAGGCGACGTCGGCGAGTGGCTGCAGGTAGTCCATGACCTCCCGGTAATCGGCCTTGGTCGTATCGGACAGGCGGGCGAACTCAGGGCTGGCGCGATAGGCCGCCATCAGCCCGCCAAGGGTGCCTGGGCGGTCAGCGACCTGCAGGGCCTTTTCATCGAGCCGGCGCACCTCCTCGACAAAGGCAGCGGTGCCGGGCTCGGAGACGATCCGCGTCCCCGTCGCCCGGTGGTAGTGGTAGACCTTGCCCTTGGACCGGTACGTCTTGATGCCCTTCAGCCTGACCAGCATTCGTTACAGCCTGTCCAGAAGCTTGTCGATGGGGTCGTCCGGCGCCGCGGGCCCCCCAAGGTTGTCAGCCCACCGGTCAAGGCTCCGCCGGTCGTAGACGACTCGGGAGCCTATCCGAACCGGCGAGATAGGGAGCGCGGCGAGTTTCGCGGTGGAAACCCCGATGTAGGCGGCGGCCAATTCCTTGTTGAGAAGGCGCGGCCAATCCGGGAGACGTTCAGCATTCACCGCCATCCTACTCCCCCTCTCCCTGCGCTGCGCCGACCGCGGGCGCGTGCTGGGCAATGGCCGCCCGAAGGCACTTGGCCGCCGCCAGCCGCTTTTCGAGGTCGGCTATCTCCCAATCGATCCCGGTGATGACGTGGCCGGCGGGCACGACGGACAGGCCGTCCACATCGATGTACCGGCGCGCCTCGTCGGCAGTGAAGATGCCGGCCTCCGACAAATGGTTGGTGTAGCCTTGGGCCTTCGGTCGAAACCATCCGCCATGCCGGGAAATCAGGTACGGTCCATCCTTGATCCGCTTGCGGGCGACGGCCACGGACTCGCCCCACGTCAGGCCCGCCCGCTTCTTCACGCTGATGCGCTCACCCATTCCCGCCTCCCTGCGCTTCCCGGTGCTGTGAAAGGGCGGCTCGGCCCGCCGGGGTGAGTGAGGGCCGCACCATGAACCTGCTGGCCGGCTTCATGGATGCCATCCCCGCAGAATGTGCCCACGACACCATGGCTGCGGTGAAGGCCGTCATCACGCCGCCCTTCTTCTCGACGTCAGCAATCCAACCGAGGTGACGCGCTTCGGCGTCCGTCAGCTTGCGCTCACTCATTCCCGCCCTCCGTCGTCTCGGTGGTCAGGAGGCCGGCAGCTCGGGCCTCACCAACCGCCTCGCGCAGCTTGTCGAAGGCCGGGCCGGACAGGTTGCGGACGCCGTGCGGGTCGAACTCGCCGGGCTGGGACATGGCGAAGTCGCACCAGTTGATGACGCCTTCGGCAGCCTCGGCGAGCGGCTTGGCGACGCCCCACGCATGGTCCACGCCGTTGTCGTAGGCGGTGACGAGCGGGTCCGCGCCCTGCGACGGCTGGGCGGGAGACAGGGCGGAGCGAACAGATGCTGCCGCGATACTGGCGAGCATAGGGGCTGCTGACGGCGTTTCGAGTCCAGCGATGTAAGCCAGCCGATCAGCGGCCACAGTCAGCGCCTCCCGCATCTGCGCCTCTCGCGCCTCGGCAGCGGAGAGGGCGGCTTGGTCGGCGTGCCAGCGGTCGGTCATCTCGTCAGCTTCACGGTTGGCCTTGTCCAGGGCGCGGGAAAGGTCCGCCCGCGCCTCGTCCCGCTCGGCCTCCGCCTTGGTCCGTGCCGCCTTCTCCTCCGCATAGACACGCACCACTCCGCCGTATGCCTGGGCATCAGCCCCGGCCAGCATCGTGGCGACGACAGAGACGGCGGCGGCGTGGCTCTCGGCTCCGGTCAGGCGGCAGAGGTCGGAAAGCAGGGCCTCCGCCTGGGTGGCGCGGGCCTTCCAAGCATCGCGGCTGCCGACCACATCTGCTACGGCTTCCGCAGTGTCGAACTCGCCGTGCCGTGGCGAACCGCCAGCTTTCACGGCCACGTTGTAGGCCCGGCGAAGGTGACCGGCGAAGCGCTCGTAAAGGCTCTTCCAGGACACGCACTCGATTTTCAGCCGCTTGTTGTCCACCTCCAGCTCCGCGACGCGCGCGGACAGGGCGTTGATCAGCACATCCTTCCCTCCGTCAACGATGGCTTGGCGCTGCTCGGCGGGGAGCCGGGAAAGGTATTCGTCCAGGGTGGTCATCTGCGGCGCGCTCAGCGGGGCGGTGTCGGTGGTCATGGCGGTCAGTCCTTCGGGCAATCAGCGAGAACGCCAGCGAGGCGCCACGCCTCGACAGGCCCAACGAAGCAATCCGTCCATGCCCTCCACCACGGATGGCACGGGCGGGCATAGGGGTGCGGGCGAAAGACGAGCGTGGCGAAGAGGATGATGTGGTCCATGGCCTTACGCCTCCCCTGCGGAGGGGGCGGAGGGGAGGGCGATAACGCCAAAGACGGACGGGTCGTCACGGTGGAACGAGACGTAAGGCACCCACAGGCACCCGCCATCGGTGACGCTTCCCTCTGCGATGTGGGTTTCGCCGGCGACGCGGAACTTGAGCAGGATCGGCGCCCCACGCTCGGTCGGGGCGGCGCTGGGGTGCTGCCACCCCTGCACCTGCCCCTGTGCCGTGGGGGCGGCGGGCGCTGAGGAAAGCAGCCGGACCAGGGTTTCGGCCGCGTCATCCGGGATGCGGTCCAGCACGTGGTCAGGCGCATCGACGTCGCGGCCGATGGCGAGCATTACCAGCCCGTTCATGGCGGGATCAGGCCGGTCGTCCTCGTCGGTGTAGGGGATGATCTTCGCGCAAACCGGGGTGCCACTGAGAGCGGACCGCAAATCAGCGATTTCCCTCCTGCCCGCAATCGTCAAGTCCCCATCGGACAGCGTTTCAACCAGATCAAGTACGCTTTCAGCGGCGTCCCGAAGGCCCACCTCCGGCACCCCGTCCGCCGCAGTTGCCTGGGCAGCCTCCTGAGCAGCGGCTTCGTTGATGGCCGCAACCGTCAGCGCGACGATCCGGGGAACGGTCGCCTCGCCACCTTCGGCGTTGACCTTCTCCTCGACGCAAGAAGCCAGGGCTATGAGCTTTCCCAGCGGCGGTACGGCCGGGGCGGCCTCCTGCACGGAGGAGCGGCGGGGCGCTTCCGGTGCGGTGCCGTTCACATCGCCGATGGTCGGGACCGGCAGGGCATTGGCCGCCGTGTCGGCGATCCAGGCGAGGTCAAGCAACGGATACTCGCTATCGCCGAGGACGGCCGAACGGGCACGGTTCCGGATTTCGGCGAGCGCCGGGAACATGATCTGGTAGGAGGCGGCCCAGACCTTCGCCATCTCCTCCGGGAAGGGCTGGCCGTTGTCGTAGACCTCGCCGACGATGGCGTCGTGTTCGGTCGGGCCGCCCCAGATGAAGCGCCCGCGGGCTTCGAAGGGTTCGCGGCTGCGGCGGGCGGTGATCTTGTCGCTCATGGGTGTCTCCTCAGGCCGCGGACGTGGCGGGATGGCGGATGCTCGGGAACGGGTAGGCTCTGGTATCGCCATACCACCATCCATCCTTCGTCCACGTCCGGCCGCAGTCGGTGGTGACGATCCTCCCCTTGACGCGGGTGATGTGCTGGCGGCCCATGGCGTCGCCGTTGCGGTTAACGGTTTCCACCTCATCGCCGACGCGGAAGGGGCGCGCGGGAGGCTCCGGCGGCACATAGGTCAAATCGGTCATGGTCTCTCTCCTTGCGCTCTGCGCTCAGCGCGGCGCGGGGGTGGTCAGGTGGGAAAGGGCGGCGCGGGCGACGGCGCGTGTCTCCGGCTCGCCGGTGCCGTTCACGATGGCCTCAAGGAACGCGGCAACCTTGACCAGCCCGCCGTTCTCCAGCCTCTCCGCCAGTTCCACGGCGTTGCACCCAAGGCGCTCGGCAAGTTCGAGGACGGCGTTGTCGGAGGCGGCGGAGAGGCGGGCGTTGCCTTCGTTGGTGGCTGTCGTGCTGTTGTTGTCGTTGTAACGCGCGATAGCCCACCCCTGAATTGTGGCGATGGATGTCGCGTCCAGTTCGCCAACGAAGCGCTTGCGCGGATTGTAGGCAGGCTCGGTCATGGCGTGTCTCCAGTAGGCGCGTGGTCAGGTGGGGAGGGTCAGGCGGCCTGACCGGCTTGGGCGGACAGCGTGGCGGGATCGGTGCCGATCAACCCGGCGATCACGTCCAGTACGGCGTCCTTGGACTCCTGAAAGTCCTTCTTCCCCATGGCCTTCGCGGACTGGCTGCGGGCCGTCCACACCGTCACCGTGGCGTCCGTCACGACCACGACGGCATAGCTGTCCATCGGCTTGACGAAGGCAGCCAGACGGACGGCCTCCGCCTTGGACGACGCGACCAGCGTGCGGCTGTCGGCGTATCCGGCACGGATCAGGGCGAAGCGGCGCAGATGGTCAGGGGTGGGGAAGTCGGCGGACAGCCGCTCGGGCAGGTTCTCCCACGCCGTGTTGATGCAGGCGAAATAGTGGCGATGCGAGGCGGCGGAACGGTCCTCCTGCTCGACCAGCCGGTATGCCTGACCGACAACGAACAGTTCGTCACAGCGCTTCCCAAAGCCCGGCATGGGGGTGAAGCAGTCGCCTTCCCAGCGGAACGGGATCGGGTTGGTCATAGCCCCTGCGCCTTCTTCGCGAGGTAGCGTTTCCAGGCCGGGGAGGCGGCGGCGAACTCCCGCGCCAGCTTCAGCATGTCAATGCAGTGCCGGCGCTGGAACTCCAGCTCCCCGACGTTGTGCTGCTGGCGGTGATGCTCGGAACACAGGCTGATGGCGCGGTCGTCGCTGGGCTTCATCCCCATGCCGCCGTCGCCGTGGGTGCGGACGTGGGCGGCCTCGATGGGGCGGCCCTGACAGCCGGGGACGCAGCAACCGTGCTGGCGGACGAAGGCGAGGTGGCCGGGGCAGCGGTCGCGCTGTGGGCGGCCGGTGTCGGTCTTGCGCTTGGGGAGGCGGGCGGGGAGCATGGCCGTCACTCCGCGGCGTGGGCCGGAGTGGTCAGCAGCTTCTTCCGGTCGCCCGCGACGCGCGCCAGCTCCTCATAGAGCGGCTTGGGAAGCTCGCGGAGGTGCTTGATGTGCTCACGCCAGAAATTGGTCAGCTCGTCCGGCGTCTCGGACATCTCAATGCCCATGCGGATCGTCTCGGCGGCGGCCTTCTCGCCATCGGTCGGCTCCTGCTGGCGTCCGGATGGCGTCATGCCGGTGTCCCGGTCCTTGCCCTGCCCGCCGCGCCCGCTGGCTGCTTCGCCGTCGTCGTCCTCCGGCGCAACGCCGACCATGGCGGCCAGCGAATAGCGGCGCAGGTAGGTGATGACGGAGCCGAGCGCCTGGGCGTCAGCCTTCGCAGGCTTGCAGGCCATGACGCTGCGCATCCATTCGCCGGACGAATGGGCAAGGGTTGTGGTGAGCGTGACGGCCCCGTTCTCGTCCGTGCCGGGGGCCTGGACAACCGCAATCCCGTTCGCGGCGAGCTGCGTGCGGCAGGCTTCCCACACGCTGGACAGGTCGGCGTACTTGTTGCGGAAGTGCGGGTTTTCGCTGTCCTTCTTCGCGCCTTCGATGGCCCCCTGCGCCTTGGCGAGTGCGGCGGAAATGGCGGCGATGCTGTCGCTGGTCTGCATCTCAGACGGCCTTCTGTTCGGTGCGGATCTCAAAGCCGGGGATGTCGCGTTTGCCGGCGCGAACGTCGCGCTCGGCGAAGCCCTGGAGGATGGCGGTCATCTCGTCCCGGTTGGCGGCCCAGTAGTGCAGGACGGCGGCGCGGGGGTCGGTCATGACCGGCGCGTGGATGGTGCGCAGGGAGACCGCGCGGCCGAACTGACCGTTGCCGGCCTTGGCGCCGTCGTTCTCCGCCTTGGTGGCGGCGCGTTCGGCCTTCTGCGCCTCCTTCAGCAGCGCTTCGGCGGCGGCCGCCTGCTCCAGATTGGCGGCGTCACGGGCGCGGATGGCGGCCTCAGCGGCGCGGCGCTTCTCGTCCGCATCCTGGCGGGCCTTTTCGGCGGCGGCGCGCTTCTCCGCCTCCAGCTTCTCCAGCCACGGGGCCAGAGCCTTCTTGCAGGCGTCGGTGGCGAGCTTCGCCTTCTCCAGGATCGGCTTATAGGCGGCGTCCACCGCCTGCCCGGCCTTCAGGTGCGGCTCCTTGTCTGCCTTGCGGGCGGCGTCGGCGGCCTTCTCCGCGGCGCGGATCATGTTCAGCAGGTTGGCGATGCCGTCCGCCAATTCCTGGCTGTCCACCGTTGCACCGTCGAGCCACAGCGCGGCTTCGTCGTAGAGCTTGGAGACTTCGGCTTCGGACTTCTCGAACGGGGTCGGCTCCGGGGCGCCGTTGCTGCCGATCACGGCGCGCGGGTTCTCCGCGGCATCGTCGGCGTGGATGCGGGTGATCGCGTTCATCGGAAGCTCATCGGCTCGGTGTTGGAGACGATGCCGGCCAAGTCGGAGGCGGCATCGGTGACGTTGGCGACGAGCCACGTCATCTCGTCGTGAAGGTCCGGGGACGCGTTGGCGAACACCCGGTCGATGATGGCCTTCAGGGCTGCGGCGTGACGGTGCGCCTCGATCAGGTCGGCGCGCTCGTCTGGAGCAAGGCGGTGGAGACAGGCCATGGCTCAGTGCCCCGTGCGAGCGAGCCGGCGCAGCTTGGTCAGCGTCGGCAGGAGGGCGGCGGCGACTTCCGGGTGGGCCTCGATGGCGGCGGACACTTCGTCCCGGCACTCCTGGACGGTATCGACCACGGAGCGGATGGCGCCGTAGAGCTTCTGCGGCTGCTCCTCCAGGGACTCCGCGACGGTGTAGAGGGTGTCGATGTAGTCCGTGCTGTGAGCGCGGATCGGCGTGGAGAGCATTGCGGTCATGGCGTGTCCCTCACGGCAGGAAGAAGTTGACGGCCGCATACAGGCCGAGGCCGATGGTGGTGAAGACGATGGCGGCGGCTCTGGTGAAGACGATCACGAAGGCAAGCTCGGCAGCGTCCATGTCAGCTTCCGCGATGGGGCCGCTGACGGCGGGGTCTTCGAGGGCGGAGCGCATCACGCGGCCTCCTGCGAGGGGATGGCGTCGATGTTCGAGCGGATGACGGTGAAGGTCAGGGCGACGACGAACGGGTTAGCAGCCCAGGCGTCATCTCCGTGCAGGCGCCGCCAATAGTTGGCGAATGCCATGCGCGCAGAGCCGAGGGCGCAGTCCGCGAGGCGCTTGGCGTACGGGCTGGTGCGGGCTCTGTGCTCGGCTTCCTCCCAATTCATGGGCCAAGAGTCAGCAGGCCAACGTGCGGTCTGGAATGTCTGGCCACCATCGACCGACATCTGGCATTCGCGGAAACCGGTGTCGCGCTGCGTCGCCCCTTCCGCCCGCGCGTCCTCTTCGCTGATATCCTGGAGCCGTTCGACCTTCACGCCCTCCACCACCAGCGTCAGACGGGAGGCCCGGCGGGGCATGTGGATGGAGGGGATCGGCTTTATAGGGTGGAGGCCGTCTTCAGGCGTCGCGCGATACCATGGGCGCTTCTCCCACGTCTCGGCCCACGTCTCCCGGACCCACAGCCGGTCGCCGACCGCAAAGCGCACCTTCTGTTCGGTCAGCACGCCCGCGCCGTTCTTCCAGAGCCAGATGCGCGGACGCGGGTCGCCTTCGAGGTGCTGTAGCCCGACGTCGCACATCGTTCCTTTGTCATCGACCGCGAACGTCTTCGGCTGCGGCTTCAGGATGCGGCGCGTCTGCGTCTTGCTGCCGGCAAGCAGCGCCTTGATCATCGGCGCGCTGAAGATGATCGGGATGTCACGCATCACGCGGCCTCCGGCTTGCCGAAGGCGCCGCAGAAGCCTTGGCGGCTCCCAGCATCCATTTCCCAGACCTCCCGTCCGGCCGTCGACACGCGACCAGTCGGCGCCCACGGCGGTTCCGGCGTCGGGTCATTGCGCCCCACGAGGCGTTGGTAAGCGGTTTTCTCGCCGGCCCACCGCCACGCCATGCAGTCTGAGGCGATGCAAAGGCAATCACCATCCGGCTTGTTGGTGCGCACGCGATTGATGGAAAGCGGGGGCTCGGCTTGGTCAGAGGCCCGTGCCTTCGGGCACCACTTGGTACGGGCCTGTTCTTCGGTCATCAGCATAGGGGGTCTCCCTTGGTGTCTCGGCTATCGGCAGCGGACCGGTGATCCGCTCTCGGTAGCCGGCGGCGGGGTGGCCGCTGGCGTACGGTCAGGCGGCGATGTCTTGAGCGGCGATGTGGCAGAGGATTGAGCATTCGATGTCTGGCTCGACCTCGCTGGAGTCGATGGCCGGGTCCAGTTCGTCCAGGAACAGGCGCTCGTCGTTCACCCGGACCAGCCTGGCGCCGAGCCTGCGGGACAGTTCGGCCATGCGGTTGAACTGCTCTGGGAAGTGGCGGCGCATCCGGTTCCAGTAGCCGGGGCTGGTGGCCTTCGGGCACGGCAGGCAGTTGTTGTTCTGGAAGCCGAGCAAATAGACTGCAGGGATAGCGATCCCGGCGCGCTCGATCATGGCGAGGCAATCGGCCTTGCGCAGCCCGGCGTCGATCAGCGGCGTCTCTAACCAAACATCCGGGTTCTGCTCGCGGAAGCGATCAGAGCGGCGCCGCTCCTCCTCGGTGAAGCCGAAGACATGCAGGTCGCCCGGCCGCTCAAATGCCCACCGCGGAGCCTTCTTGAGTTCGCCAGTGCAGGGAGCCCCGCTGATCCCGGAGACGAACTTCCGCTTCTCCCATACCGCCCATGTGTCGGCGAACTCCGGGCTCTTTAGCACCTCGACTGGCGCGTTGAACCACCTGACGCAATCGGCCATGAACCGCTCGTTGTCCGGGTGCTCGGCTCCGGTGTCGGTGTATGCGATCACCACCTCGTGCTCGCCGCGGTATTTCTTCAGCGCTAGCTTCGCCGCGACGGCAGAGGCAGCGCCGCAGGAGAACCACACGACTACACGCTTGATCTTCATGGGCTGTCTCCTGTTTGTCGGTATCCGGCGGGCGTGTGGAGCGAGAGGAGCGGTCAGGCGGCCAACAGGTCCAGGTATCGACCGTGGAGCATGGCCGCGAACTCGGCGTCTCCGCGGTCAGGCTCGCCGAACATCTGGCCGAAGTCGGCGAAGGCGGCGAACATCTCCGCCCCTTCGCGGACATCGGCGAGGCCGCCGCGGTTCAGCCAGTCGATCAGAGACGGGGCCGGGGAGTAGTTGGGGGCGCTGGTCATCACGCCTCTCCCGTGCCGGTGGCCGCAGAGAGGGCGGCGCATTCCGCCTTGTGGAGTTTGGCGATACGGACGGCAGCGGGGCTTGTCGGCCACTTCGGGTCGCTGTCCGGGTCGATCATGTCAGCGACGGCGGCCATAGCTTCCCAGAACGCCACGGCCCTGATGGAAGCCCTATCGGCGTCGCTAACCCGCTTGGTACCGTCCACCCCCAGCATCGCGTCGATCTGCTCGGGGGGCTCGGCGTAGTAATTCGCGCTGTCATGGTCGATCAGAAGGACGCGCGATCCGCCTTTGCGATTGGCGGTGTACCAAGTGATGTGATCGGCGTTGACGCGCTCCTTGTTGCCGTCCGTGTCGGTCAGCGTGATGAACTTCGGCGTGCTGGTCATGTTGGTGTCCCCCGTGTGCTGTGGTGGTCAGGCCGTGGCGTCCAGCGCGTAATCAGCGGCGCACTTCTGCTCCAGCCAGTAGGCGGACAGGCGCGGCTTCTGGTACGGCGTGGTGGCGGTCGCGGGCTGCGGCTTGTAGGCGTCGGCGTAAAGCCGGTTGGAGACGATGCGGCGGCTCTGTGCGGCGCGTTCGGTGGCGGTCATCGGTTCCCCCTCGTTGAATTCCCTTCCCCGAGAAGGCCGCCGGGCGCTGCTGGATGGAGCGCGGCCCGGCGGTGAGTCTAGGGAGGAACCGCCACCCCATCCGGCTGATCGGTGATCCCGAAGAGGGGTGGCGTGAGAGGAATAGTAAGCGACGCTTACGGCGATGTGCAACAAAAAAATGAAAGCGACGCTTACATTGTCGGAGAGGCGCAATCTCGCCCATACTCGTCACGGTGGCGCGTGACGTCGGGCGCTCATGCGAGGGTATGTGTCGATGGCGGTTGTTGCTCAGATGGTCGGCGGCCTCGTGCCAACCTTCTTCCTCAGGGCTTTGATGCTGTGGCTTCTGAAGAGCTGGGATGGCGGCGCCAGGAAGCTGGTGCTGGCCAACGCGGTGTCGCTGCTGATCGCTGCCCTGGTCGGCGGAATGGGGCTCGCTGATGAAGGGGCGTTCGCCCCGCTCAAGGCGGTGAGCGTCTACGCCATCCCGCAGGCCCTATGGCTGGCCTTTGATCTGCTGCGACTCAGGGGAAAGCGCCCCGAGCTGGCGCCGGGCCGCTAAGCCCGCGTGGTTGAGGTGAGGGAGGGGAAGATGGCCGAAGACCTGTCCGCCCGCGTGGCGGCCCTGGAGTTGCTGGTGGAGCTACTTGTCCTTGAGCGCTGCATGATGAGCGCGGACCCATTGGCAACCATCAAGGCCGGGATGAACGGACTCACCAAGATCGCCGCGGAATGGCCGGGCGTGCCGCTGGAGGCCACCGACGCCATGGCGGAAATCCTGGCGAGGGTGATGGAGCGGATAGGCGAGGGATCCGCTGTAGGTGATTTGGCAGAGGGGGTTACCGCCCCCCTACGGCGCGCAGGATAGCGGCCAGTTTCTTCGCGGCCTCATCAGACGTTAACTGAGCAAGCACTTCCGGAGGGGAGGATGGATCGGTTCTGTCTATGGACAACAGATAAAGGCCAATCCCCAATGACGTCGAGCCGCCTTCGATGTTGCTTGCCTCTTCTCGAGTGATGGGTCCGATGCATAGCGAGCGCCTATCCGATATCACGGCCTCGGCGAAGAACTCTTCCATGATTTCACCCCTCATCCATAGGAATGCATGATGGCTAAGGCGAATAACGACCCGCGCATGTCCATAAACAAGCTGAGCGAATACATTGTTGCCAAAGCGGCGAGACAAACCCGGATCATCAGGGATCAGAAGTACCCGCCGCCGTACATTACAACATACTATCGCGATGCGCAAGAGGTTATTTCGCAATTTATAGCAAACGGTCTGTCGGATCAAAGCATTCTCGAAAAGCGTATTGCAGTATTAGACCAGAAGGTTCCGGCAAATACTTATGAGCAGAGAAGAAATTCCGGCAACATCGAGGCTATCGACAAATTCATCAACATTGTTGATGATATTAATCTTTTCGGCGCAACCCCAAAGCTGGCCCCTCAGCAATCTCAGTCACTGCGCATACGCAATGTCGATATCAGCGTCCGTCCAGAGGTTATCCTGACCGGGAAGAACACCAAGGGAAAGCCGACGATTGGTGGCGTGAAGTTGCACTTCCCATCATCAAGCAGCCTAACGACCGATTGCGCTGGGTATATTTCCGCAGGATTGCAGGAGTATTTTCGGTGGTTCCATATCGACGACGGCGCGGTGGATCATCGCATCAGCTTTGTGATCGACGTGGGTTCCGGGACCATTCACGAGGGTGCCAAATCTGTTAAGCAGCGGATGAAGGACATTGAAGCCGCTTGTGAACAGATTGCCAATCTATGGCCCACTATCACGCCGCCGGCCAGCGAATAGGCCGCGCACTGTCTCTCCGGGGCGCCTTCGGGCGCCCTTCGCGTTTCCGGGTTTGCACTTCAGCGGCGGGCTGGCTGCTTGCCCTGGGGTGGCCGCCGGGCATGTGATGTTCATCACATGGATGCGCTGTGCCATTCTCAGCCTAACGCCTGCGTCAACCTGCCGCACCCCAAGGGCATACGCTTGCAACCTTAAGGGAAATGAAGGGGTTGCGGGGATTTTACATATTTCAGTATGCGGCTAAGTTCGCGTTGGTTACGGGTATGAAATAAAAAAGCTCTACCAATAGCAGAAGGGCACTCGGTAGAGTTCATTCCCGCCTAAGCCCAAAGGCGGAAGGACTGGTTAGGGATCGTGACTCCCGCCCCAGCCCTCAGAGTCCCACCTCACCGGGTATTGCTGCGGCGCATCAGCGCTGAAGGCCGCAACTCACCGTCCGCACCTTACCGGCGGCATTGGTGACTGTTGCACGAGAGGTGTGGAATTGGGAACCCATTATTGCATACGCGCATATGTTTGCCCCGCTCCCCGCCGGGATCAGCGCGCGCCGCCATAGCAGGATTGAAGTCCTTCAAATGGGACAGCCGTCAAGCTAGCGGTGGACTAGCTCGCGCATCTGTGACAAGGTTTGTTCACTTTTCGTTCTGGGGGAAGCGTAATGACCGGCGCTGAGGAACGGTTGGGGAAAGCTGAGGGGGCGCCGCCGCATGGCGCAATGTTGTCTAGCGATGAACGTCTCCTGGTGGCAGCGCTGCGGAGGCTGCCGCCCGAGGCCGTGGCCCGGATTATTCAGGCTGCTGTCCAGCGTCATCAAGAGAGATGCCGGCCCTCCGTGCTTCTCGATGGATCTGCTCCCACAGCCACGCCTTATCCTCATCGGGAAGCTGACGATATATCAGCACCAAGCCCCATTCCTCGTCCGTGAGGTCATGAGCCGCGGCAGACATGGCGTGATTGCGCGCGGAGTAGGCTCGAAAGACGGCTGCCGCCCCGCCTGGGAGAAGATCGGCTAGTGCTTCGACGTCAAGACCGTAGAGCCGAGCGAGCCCGAGAAGGTTCTTCGGTTCCGGAGTTGTCTCGCCGCTTTCCCACTGACCTACGGCTGGGCGGGACACGCCAAGTTGGGTGGCCACCTTGTCTTGGGTCAGCTTCTTGGCTTTCCGCGCGTCTCGTAAGCTCTTCGGCAGGTCCATGATCGCTGGCTTTTCCGGAAGCGGCAAAGCCAGACTGTGAAAGTTCGGCTTACGGAACTCAACGCAAGTGTCGCTTACGTTTCTTGCTTGCAAAGTGAGGTAAGCGTCGCTTACATTAGGGGGATGAAAGACCATGCTCTCTCTCAAGCGATAGCGGCAGTGGGTGGACCGGCAGAACTGGGGCGCCGCCTCCAAATCAGCAGCCAAGCCATTTCTCAGTGGCGGAGGTGCCCGCCGGAACGCGTGATCCAGGTGGAGGAGGCGACGGGAGGGAAAGTATCCCGGTCCGCGTTGCGCCCCGATCTGTATCCGCCGGCCAAGCCGCGCCGCCGCCCGCCCCAGCACGAAGCCCGCGCATAGGAGGCCCGGCCATGGCTGACTACGCCTGCCTCCTCGCCGCGCGCCTCGCCGCTGGCGCTGGGCACAGGGTTCCCCTCCAGCATATCACGCGCCGAGCGTACCGGTCCTTCCGGGCCGGTGTCACGGGTGCATGGGTGTGGGCGGGGTCCCTCTGTGGGGTGATGGCCTGCCACGTTCGCGCCTCAGCTCTGGTTGGGGCTCTGGTCGTGCATCAGCCGGACCAGGGGCAGGGCGCCCATCTCGCGCCGCTCGATCTGGTCGGCGATGCCCCGGCAGTAGATCGCCTGCTTCGGGTCGGTCTCTTCGACCTCGGCGGCGGTCTCGCGGAACCACGCGGCGCGGGCCAGTCCATTCGGCGGACAGGGTCGGGCCATCGGTCAGGGCTCCTTCGCGAATTCAGTTTCCAACTGCTCCGCCAGCTCCAGGCACAGCAGCGCCTTTCGCGGCGCCATGCGGGCCAGCAGACGGAGCAAAGTCACAATAGCTGAGGCGACCTGAGCGGCCTTTGGGTCGTTCGTCATGCCTCAATCGTAGTAATCGGGGGATTACATGGACATTCAATCTCAGGGCGTTGTGCGCCCCAACCGGGGCAGCAAGGTTGCCCAAGCTGCCGACAAGATGAAGGACTTGGCCCGTCTCCTTCGCCGCTACTTCCGGGACAAGTACGACGACCGCAAGGTGCGTGAGAACATTGCCGCCGATTATGGCGTCTGCCGCCGCACCGCCGGTCAGTGGCTCAGCACCGGCCCCACCGGAAAGCATCTGGTCACCATCATCGCCCGCGAAGGCATGGCGTTCGTGACCCGCGTCATCCACCCCATCGCCACCGTGAAGGACATCCATGAACGCCGCCTCGACGCCCGGCAAGCCGCCCTCGACACCCAGCTCTCCGCCGAGCAGGCGGACCTTGCGGCAGACATTGCGAGCGGCGGTTCAGGCCGTGGCTCTCTGGCTGGCCGCCGTGTCTCGGTCATTGGGGCGCTGAAGGCCCGCCTCCGCCGGGAGGCCGCGTGATGTCGCTCCCGATCGTAACGCCCGAGCTGGTCGCCGCCGTCGCCCACAACGCCTACCGGCTCCGCCTGGACAGCGATGGGGACCGGGACAAGTTCGACGCTCTGCCGCCGGTCAAGCAGAAGTCCCGCACCGTGGCCTTCGAGCCGCTCACCCGCTCGGTCCTTCTGGCGCTGGGGTGTCCGGAGCCGGAGCGCCGCAAGGCTCAGGCCGGGGAGGCTGTGTGATGCATCACCGTGCCCTGGACCCCGTAACCGCCCTGACCATGGCCCGCCCTCTCGGCGCCCGCGCTGCCGCCCTTGACATGGCGGAGCAAGTCCGCCGGGCCGTCGCCGAGAAGCTGGTCCCGGTGGTGACGATCAAGCCCGGCGATCTGGCTGCGGCTACCGCAAAGCTGGAGGCCATGGCCCGCGCCCGCCGGTCTGGCACCGCCAAGCGCCGCGTGTCTGCCAACACACGGGCGGCCATCTCTGCCGCCGGCCGGCGGAAGAAGGCGGACGGTTGATGTCGGCGCGCTTCTCCTCCTCCGACCTCGCCCGCCTTGGGCCTGACGCGCAGCGCCAGATCGGCAACGTGCGCCTGGCCGAGCGCATCCGGGACGAGGTGCTGGCCGAGAGGCGGGCCAACAAGTTCGGCGCTGAGAAGACCCCGGTGGACGGCATCACCTTCGACAGCAAGGCCGAGGCCGCCCGGTACGCTGCGCTGAAGCTGGAGGAGCGCGCCGGGCTGATCGCCGGGCTGCGCCTCCAGGTCCCCTACGAGATCACCGTCAACGGCATCCGCATCGGGAAGTGGATTGCCGACTTCGAATACCGCCGGGCTGGCGAGACCGTGACGGAGGACGTCAAGGGCGTCCGGACCCCGGTCTACCGGCTCAAGAAACGCCTCGTGGAAGCCCTTTACGGCATCCGCATCACGGAGATCCAGGCATGACCGCCACCGCTCAAGACATGATCAAGCAGTTCGCCGACCGCATGGAGCGCCTTCTGGACGAGATCGACGGTCTGAAGGAGGACCTGAAGGAGCTTCGCGCCGAGGTGAAGGGCGCGGGCTTCAACGTCAAGGCCCTGGATAAGCTGGTCGCCATCCGCCGCAAGGACACGAACGACAAGGAAGCGGAGTTCATCAACGACCTGATCCTGTACGCCAACGTGACCGGCACGCGGCTGGGTGTCGTGACCTCCGAGACCGAGCCGACGCCGATTGAGCAGGCCATCGCCGCCAGCAAGGCGAAGGAGCCGGACGGCTTCGATCCGGAGACCGGCGAGGTGTTCGACCCGGTGCGACGCATGGCCGAAGGTCTGGCGTGCGGCGACGAGCGCATTCAGCGTTCGGCGAAGTTCCCGCCGGGCACCGAGTTGCACATCTCCCCAGGCGCCGGGCGTGCCGACTGGCCGGCTGACCTGCCGACCTCCTTCATTGCCGGCGCCGATGGGCACATGCGCGCTGAGGCCCGCCCATGAAGCCCCGCCGCTCCATCACGAAAGCCGACCTGGACGAAGCCAAGCGGGCCGCCGACGCGGCTCCGAAGGGCAAGCGGATGTTCCGCCGCCGGGATCTCCAGAGGCTCATCACCGCGGCTCTCGCGCAGGATGTGAAGGCCATGCGCGCCGCCCGCCGCAAGGGGAGTGCATCCGCATGACCAAGCCCGCCGGCTTCCGCATCCCCGCGCTGGTCCGTAACAACGCCGACTACAAGGCCCGCGTCGAGAACGCCATCCCCGCGTCAATCCTCAACTGCGTCGTCACGACCGCGCTTGCTGAAGGCAAGGCCCCGCCGAGCATGGCCGCGGCCTACGCCCCGGTGATGCGCGATCTGATCGTCGCCTTCGATGACCACTTCCGAGATCTCCCGTGGCCCACGCGCCGGCTGCTGATCGCCGCCGTGGATGGCATCGTCCATTTCGCCGTCACCAAGAACGGCGTGAGCATGTACCCGCGCTCCCTGGTGCTGGCCTGCCTGTATTGGCTCTCGCCAATCGTGCAGAGCGCCGACCGGCAGCGCGGCATCATGAACGCTGCCTTCCTGCGGGCCTTCCCGGCGCTCCTCGCCGACGCACAGGGAGCCAGCGACTACGAGCAGTGCAGCGACGAGGGCGCGTGGATCGCCGAGATCATCCGCGTCCGCCTGGAGTCCCTTGGCCTGTTCGTCGGTGTCCTCCCCTCCATAGCGGCGGAGTAGGGCGCCATGAGCCGACTGACCGCAATTGAAGTTGCCGCCGAGCACTGCGCGTGGGCGCGGCGGAGCGGATTGTCAGCCCGTCAGGTGGTTGAGGCGATCCTTGGCCGCCCGGTCGCCTATCGCTCGGCCATCACATGGCATGACGCCTCCCATGTCGTCGCCGCGTGGTGGGACGCGATGAAGTATCAGCGCAGGAGGGCCGCCGCATGACCGGCTACTACCTCATGCACCGTGGGTGGATGGACAACCCGGCCCTTGGCGGGAAGCGCGACCCGTTCTGCAAGCGAGCGGCCTGGGCTTGGCTGATCGAAGAGGCCGCCTGGAAGGACACGCGCTCCAACGTCGGCGGGAAGTGGGTTGACCTGAAGCGTGGGCAACTGTGCTGCGCCTACCGCTACCTCGCGGAAGCTTGGGGTTGGTCTCTCGGCACGGTGCAGCGGTTCATCGACCGTCTTGAAACCGATACGATGGTGACGCGTATCGTTGAGAACGGTCGCCTTATCCTAACCATTTGCAAATACGACGAATATCAGGTTCCGGCGCGTATCGCTAAGCAGCTTCCCGATACGGAAGCCGATACGCTTCCGATACGCGACCGATACGCGACCGATACAAAAGAGAATACAGGGAAAGAACTTACCCTAGAGGCTGACGCCTCTAGGGATGTCGCCGCCGAGCCAGCGGACGAAGCCCAGCCGGATCTGATCAAGCTGGATCGCACGGAAACCGCCTCCGTCGAGACGCTGAAGGCCATGGCCGCCATCTGGCGGGACGTGTGCGGCGATGTGCTGCCAGTGCCCCGCGGCCTGGATAAGGGCCGCCAAGCCGCCCTGCGCCGCCGCCTCCACGACACGTTCGAGGGCAGCCTCGAGCGCTGGACGGAGTTCTGCCAGCGGGTCCGCGGCAGCCCCTTCCTGACCGGCGAGAACGCCAGCGGTTGGCGCGCCGACCTCGATTTCATGCTCAAGCCCAAGAACGCGAACAAGCTCCTCGAAGGGGGTTACGATGACCGAAAGCCTCGACAGCCTGCCGCCCAGCAACGTCGTCCCGCTGCCCGCTCGTTCGAATTCGACCCTGACTCCGGCCTTGGCGGCATCCTTGACGGCTGCGACATCGTGGCTCCAGAGCTGGACGCCTGCGGAGCCGGTCCCGGCTGGCGAGCGCACTAAGCTCCCGGCACTGATCGCCGCCGCCGAGCAGCACGCCGCGCCGGCCAGCCCGGAAGCCTTCGCCATCGCGATGAAGCCGCTGGTCGAGTGGGTGCAGCGGTTCGGGATTGTCCCGCTGGAACCGACCGAACAGCAGGGCGGACAGCCGGGCGTGCGCCGCGCCCAGGTGGCGGAGATCGTGCGCGGCTACCGCGACGCCCTGTCCGACATCCCCGGCGACATCCTGGCCGATGCGGTCAAGGCAACCGTTGACCGGCACGCCTACCGGAACCTCCCGACGCCCGGCGACATCCGCGCCCGCGCCGAAGCTGAAATGCGGGAGCGCTCCGACCGCCTCCGCCGCCTCCGCACGGCCAAGATGCGCGCCGACATGGACGCCAAGGCCCGCGCCGCAGAGCCGTCCGACGCGCCGCGCGAGCGCACCCCGGCGGAACTGGCCGCCGCCGCCGCCGCGAAGGAGGCCGCCCTACAGGCCCTTTCCGAAGGCCCCGTGAAGGCCATGCCCGCCGAGCGTGACGACCTCCGCCAGGTGCGAGACGACAGCACCGCCGCCGCCCGCCGCCGTGTCGCCGAAGGGCTGGCCGGCTTCCGGAAGATCGAACGCCCCAACACGCCATGGAGCGCGATGCAGCAACCGCCGGCCGCCTCCCACGCGCGCCGCATGGAGGGCTGAGAATGGAAACTGCACTGGCCGCGACCGATGTGCTGACCAAGGCCGAGCGGACGCGACTTGCCGTCAAGCAGGCCATCGCCGCCGACGAGGCCCGGCGCGAGCTGATGCGCCAGGAGGCGCGGGCGGACTTCCTCGACGGCTTCGGGCGGCACCGGGACCGAAAGACCGGGATTGTCGTGGACGTCCACGAGAACGACCGCGGCACGGCGCAGACCCGCGCCAAGCTCCGCCCTGACACGCTGGTCCTGTTGCTCAATCGCGGCCCGGAGCGCGGGCTTTCGCAGGAGCAGTACGACGCCGCCCACCTGATCCGCTCCGCGGTGACGATCATCATCGCCGGCATGGGGCTGAAGGCGTGCTCGATGGAGCGCCTGGGCGGCCCCGGCCGCTCCGACGGCGAGACCGAGACGGAATGGGCCGTGCGCGTGCAGGAGGATTACAACGCGTGGGTGGACGCCATGGCGGAGCGGGCCATGGCCGCCAGGAGGATCCGCAAGGACTCCCGCCGCTGGCAGACCGGCCCGGTGCTCGACGTGATCGTGGAGGGCATGACCTGCAACGAGGTGGAGGCCGCCCGCTGCATGCGGAACGGCTCCGTCGCCGACGCGCTCCGGGAGGCCATGAGCCTCTACTGCGACCTGCGCAAACGGGGCAGAGGAAATGCCAAAGGTGGCAGGAATTGTGCTTGACGGATGGGGAATAGTAACGCATCTTTGGTGGTACGTTGCACCACGTAGCGCTAAGCGTAGCCCGCCCGGAGAAATCCGCGGCGGGTTTCGTCGTTTCCCCATTCGGAACGAACGTTCCCCCGAGTTCAGCGGGCGCGCGCCGCATCGGTATGCCCCGGTCGCTTCTCCCCCAGTGCGCGCCCGCTGATCCCCCACCAAGGACACTGCCGTGCAGCCATCCGACCTCCTCGCCATGGCCGGCGCTGCTGCCGTGCCCTTAGCCGGCCTCCTGTGGTTCATGATCCGCATGAGCTGGAATGCCGCCAAGCGTGACGCGATGATCGACGGTCTCGCCCGGTCCCTGGATTTACTCAAGGAACGGGTGGACGACCACGACGACCTCCGCGAGCGCATGGCCCGCATGGAGCAGAGCGTGCACGACGTCCGCGGGTCTTTGCAGCGCATCGAGAGCGCGCTCCGCACCCGCCCGGCCACCGGTGACGCCTGATGCTCTCCCTCCTGGACATCCCCTCCGGCGTGCTGGCCTCCATGGTCGCGGTCATCGAGGCGGCGCGGCAGCGCATGGGGCAAAGGCGTTAGGCGGCGTCTGCGTCGCCCCCTGGCCGCGCCGACAGAGAGATGCCCAACGCCTTTGTCACCGCAAGCACGGTGGCAAGGGAGGGATTGCCGTTCTCGCTGAGCGCTCGATACAGGCTCTCCCTGGACAGCCCGGCAGTCCGCGCCACGTCGGCCATGCCCTTGGCTCTGGCGATATCGCCCAGGACGGCGGCAATGACCTTCGGGTCGCCATCTTCCAGGGCGGCATCGAGGTAGTCGGCGATTGCCTCCGGTGTGGTGAGGCGTTCCGCCGGGTCCCACACCTTGGTAGCCTTTGCCATGGTCAATACTCCTCTGCCAGCTTCTTAGCGGTCTTGATGTCGCGGGGCTGGGTCCGCTTATCGCCACCACACAGGACGATCACGTCACCGCGCTCCACGAAGTACACTCGGTAGCCGGGGCCGTAGTCGATGCGGAGTTCCCCGATCCCGTCGAAGAACTTGGCGTCACCCGCGTTGCCCAGCGACAGGCGGCGCAGGCGGACATCGATGCGGCCCTGAGCGCGGGTGTCGCGGAGACCGGCGAACCAAGCGTCGTATTCGGGAGTGGTGCGGATCGTCTTCATAGGAACAATGTAGCCTGTGAGCTACATGACGTCAATGGAAAACGTATCCTACAGGCTACAAATGGAGGTCACGCCATGACCGGACGCTGTGCCGAGACCTGCATGACGGGAGACGGCTGCACCTGTGGCCCCGACGCTCACGACGCCGAGCTACGCCGCATCGACGCCCAGGCCCGCGCCCGCCGCGCTGACGCCATCCTCACCGAGACGACGGCATGGCCCGAAGGCATCGGGGGTGAGCCGCTGATGGGAGAGCCGGCGTGACCGCCTACACCCTGTCCATCATCGCCCTGGCCTCTGGTGCTGGTGCAGTCCTTCTGGTGGCCATTGTGGTCCGGATGACCGGGAGGTGAAGCATGGCCGGCAAGCTCCGCTCGCTTGGCTCCCGTATCGGCACTCTTGAGCCCCGCACCGGCAGGGTGTTCATCCCGGCGCCCCATACAGAACAGGACCGCAAGCGCTTCTTTGACCGGCAGCGTGGAAGCGCGCACCAGCGCGGCTACGACCGCGAATGGCAGAAGCTGCGGGACGCGGTGGTCATAGAGCGCGGCTGTCGATGTGAACGGTGCGGGACGCTGGTGGTCCTGCGCAAGAGCGAAGCCACGGCGACCACGCCCTTCGCTGAGGTGGACCACATTGAGAGCGTGCAGGATCGTCCTGACCTCCGGCTTGAGCGCTCCAACCTCCGGGTACTGTGCAGGCCCTGCCACTCGGGGCGTACGGCGCGGGATCAGGGCTTCGCCCGTCGGGGGTAGGAGGCGCGAAAGAAAGTTGCGCTGCCTTATACGGCATAAGGCGCAACGGACGACGGGAGGGGGGCGGTAAAAGTTCGGAGCGCGTCGTGGCTGAAGACCGCGACCCCACTCATCGAGAGAAAATATCCCCCTGTTTGATTTCCGGACAGCCGGCGCGTTTGAATTTCAGCGCGTGATGTCAACGGTTTGCAGGGTGGTGAGCGGAGGTAAATCAAATGGCGCGAGGCGGCTATCGGGCGGGCGCTGGTCGTCCCAAGGGAGCGACCAAGGCCAGCAAGCAGGAAAAGGCGGTGGAGCGCACGCTTGAGGCTGCGCCCCCAGAGTCCAAGCGGTTCAAAACGGCCCTGGACTTCGCCATGGACGTCATCAACCGCGACGACGCGCCGATGGACGCGAAAATCCGGCTGGCCATAGCGGCGATGCCCTTCCAGCACCCGAAGATGGAAGCAGCGGTGGCGGGCAAGAAGGAACAGAAGGAGGAGGCGGCGAAGGCTGCGGCGCAAGGCCGTTTCGCCCCGCCGGCTCCGCCAAAGCTGGCGGTGGACAACACGAGGTAAGCGATGGACTGGACCACGGCCTGCCCGGATTGGGAGGATCGCATCCTCAACAGGCAGAGCCTGATCCCATTCGCCCCGCTATTTCCGTCGGAAGCCGAAGCGGCGCTTGACGTGTTCAACCAGCTCCGGATCGTGGATGCGCCCGGCAGCCCGATGATGGGCGATGCGGCGCGGCCCTGGCTGAAGGATTTCGTCGCGTCGATCTTTGGTTCCTACGACCCGAACAGCGGGCGGCGGCTGATTACCGAATACCTCCTGTTGATTTCGAAGAAAAACGCCAAATCGACGGGCGCTTCCGGGATCATGATGACGGCGTTGCTGCGGAACTGGCGGCTGTCGGGGGAATTCCAGATCATCGCCCCGACCATCGAGGTTGCGAACAACAGCTTCTTCCCGGCGCGCGACATGATCCGCGCCGATCCCGAGTTGACCGACCTCCTGCACGTTCAGGAGCACGTCCGGACGATCACACACCGGCAAACCAAGGCGACGCTGAAGGTCATCGCGGCGGACAGCGACACGGTATCCGGCAAGAAGGCCATCGGCACGCTGGTGGATGAGCTATGGCTGTTCGGCAAGCGGCCCAACGCGGAGAACATGCTGCGCGAGGCGATTGGTGGTCTGGCGTCGAGGCCAGAAGGTTTCGTGATCTACGCCACGACGCAGAGCGACGACCCGCCGGCCGGCGTCTTCCGCCAGAAGCTGCAATACGCCCGCGGCGTTCGGGACGGCCGGATCCAGGACAAGCGGTTCTTGCCGGTCCTGTACGAGTTTCCGGAACGGGTTCTGAAGCAGGACGGCCATCGGAACAAGGCGAACTTCTACGTCACCAACCCGAACCTTGGGGCATCGGTCGATGAGGAGTTCCTGGAGCGTGAGTTCGACAAGGCGGCGGCGGCCGGTGAGGAGTCGCTGCGCGGCTTCCTGTCCAAGCATCTGAACGTTGAAATCGGCTTGGCGCTGCGGTCCGACCGATGGGCCGGGGCGGACTTTTGGGACAAGCCGGCGAACATCGACCGCGCCTTGACGCTGGAGGCTCTGCTGGAGCGCTCCGAAGTTGTGGTTGTCGGCATCGACGGCGGCGGCCTGGACGACTTGCTCGGCCTGACCGTGCTTGGCCGGTGCCGGGAAACACGGAAGTGGCTGCTGTGGAACAAGGCGTGGGCACACAGGATCGTTCTGGAGCGGCGCAAGCAGGAAGCGGCCCGGCTGCTCGGCTTCCAGGACGACGGGGATTTGGCGATTGTGGACCAGCCCGGCGATGACGTCGCCGCGGTCGCCGACATCGTGATGCGGGTCGAACACGCTGGTCTGTTGGCGGACAAGGGCATCGGCGTGGACGCCGCTGGCATCGGCGATATCGTGGACGAGCTGACCGGTCGCGGCATCGACATCGAGCGGATTATCGGCATCCCGCAGGGCTGGAAGCTGAACAGCGCGATCAAGACGACGGAGCGCAAGCTGGCCGGCGGCGACATCGTGCACGGCGGGCGCCCTCTCATGGCTTGGTCGGTGGGCAACGCCAAGGCGGAGCCGAAGGGCAACGCCGTGTCGATCACCAAGCAGGCGAGCGGGAACGCCAAGATCGACCCGCTGATGGCGGTCTTCGACGCGGTGGCGCTGATGGCAACGAACCCTGAAGCCCGCGGCGGTGGGATCAACAACTTCTTCGCAAGTTTGTCGAGGGCACGATGAACCTATGGCGCAAAATGGCCGGCTTCGTGCGCAAGGCCCTGTCCTTGACGGACCCGACTGGATGGGCGCCGCAAGGTGCGGCGAGCCATGCTGGCGAGGTCGTCACCGAAACCAGCGCATTGGCTTTGTCGGCTGTATGGGCCTGCACCAACCTGCTGGCTGGGACCATCGCGTCGCTGCCGCTGATGGTCTACCGGACCAACGCCAACGGCGACCGCGAGGTGGCTAAGGATCACCCGCTTTACCGCGTGCTGCACGACAGTCCGAACGCCGACCAGACTGCAGTCGATTTCTGGGAATACGCGGTGTCCGGGATGGAGTTGTGGGGCAATGCCTACGCGCCGATCAGCCGGGCCGGCGGCCGGGTGGTCGCGCTGACGCCGATCAAGCCGAGCATCATGACGGTGGATCGCTCCGCGTCTGGCGAGTTGCGATACCGCTGGTCAGAGGACGGGAAAACCCACGAGGTGATGCAGCGCGACATGCTGCACATCCGTGGGTTCGGAGGCTCTCCGCTTGGCGGGCATTCCACGTTGGCTTTCGGTCGGCATACCTTCGGCTTGGCGACAGCCATTGATCGGGCGGCCGGAAAGATGTTCGAGAACGGCATGCGACCGTCAATGGCGCTGACCTTCGATAAATTTCTGACCGATGAACAGAGGAAGATCGCCGAGACGAGCCTGACCGAGAAGTACATCGGCGCCGTCAATACTGGGCGTCCTTTCATCAATGAGGGTGGGAGCAAGCTAGAAGCCATCACGATCAAGCCAGAAGATGCGCAGATGCTGCAATCGCGAGGCTTTTCAGTCGAAGAGATATGCCGGTTCTTCGGCGTTCCACCGTTCATGGTGGGTCATACGGAAAAATCGACATCCTGGGGCACCGGCCTGGAACAACAGACCCTAGGGTTCCAGAAGTTCACCTTGCGCCGCCGGCTGAAGCGTATCGAGCAGGCCATCGAAAAGCAGCTTCTCACGCCACAGGATCGGGCGGCCGGGATCACGGTTGAGTTCAACCTTGAGGGGTTGCTGCGCGGCGACAGCGCGGCGCGTGCGCAGTTCTACGGCGTCATGCTGGACAAGGGCGTGATGGTCATCAACGAGGTGCGTGCGTTGGAGAACCTGCCACCGGTGGAGGGCGGCGACGTGCCGCGCATGCAGATGCAGAACGTTCCGATCACGCAGGCCGGCACCGGCCAGAGCGGTAGCAAGCCCGTGGAGGCCAAGCCATGAAGACCTTCGATTTCGCCCTGGAAACCAAGTCCACCGGCGACGCTGGCGAGTTCGAGGGCTACGCCTCGACGTTCGGCAACGTCGATCAGGGCGGCGACGTGGTTGAGCCGGGGGCCTTCATCGAGAGCGTGGTGAAGGCAAAGGCTGATGGCCGGGCCATCCCCATGCTCTGGCAGCACGACCAGCGGGAGCCCATTGGCATTTGGAAGGACATCGCCGAGGACACGAAGGGCCTCTACGTGCGCGGGCAACTGTTGATCGATGACGACCCGCTCGCCAAGCGTGCCCATGGGCTGCTGAAGGCGAAGGCGCTCGGCGGCATGTCCATCGGCTATCGCATCCCGGCCGGCGGGATGGTCGAGGACGAGAAGCGCCGCGGGGTCTATCGGCTGAAGAAGCTGGACCTGCGGGAAATCTCGCTGGTCACCATGCCCATGAACATCCAGGCGCGGGTGACCTCCGTGAAATCCATTCTGGAGGCCGGCAGCCTGCCGACCGTCCGTGAGTTTGAGGAGTTCCTGCGGGATGCAGGCGGCTTCTCGAAAAGCCTTGCTGCGGCCATCGCCGGCAAGGCGTCGCCGCATCTTCGGGGGGAGCCCGAGGCGAAGGCGAGTGATGCGACCGAGTTCCTGGCGGCCCTGCTGAGCCGCTGACCCACCAATCATCCAGGGGTTCCCCCACATGAGCGAGAACAAGAGCGCGGCCGAGCTGGCCGCGGAGGTGAAGGCGTCCTTCGACAAGGCGCTGGATGAGACCAAGACCATCGCCGAGAAGGCCCTGACCGAGGCCAAGGAGACCGGCAAGGTCGCCGCCTCCACCAAGGAGAAGGCCGACGAGGCGCTGCTGAAGCTGAACGCCATCGCCGAGCAGTTGGCCGAGCTGGAACAGAAGGCCGCCCGCAGTCAGAAGCAGGGCACTGACGAGCAGAAGACCCTCGGCGAGCAGTTCGTGGAGGACGAGCGCGTCAAGAGTTTCCTGGGGCAGGTCCAGCCGCGCGGGCGTGTCGACTTTCAGGTGAAAGCCACCATCACCTCGGCGACCACCGACACGGCGGGCGCCGCGGGAGATCTGGTGCAGACCACCCGCATCCCCGGCATCGTCGGCCTGCCGAACCGCCGGATGACCATCCGCGACCTCCTGACGCCCGGCCGCATGGACGGGAACGCGCTGGAGTACGTCAAGGAGACGGGCTTCACCAACAACGCCGGCATGGTGGCGGAAGGCGCGGCGAAGCCGCAATCCGACATCAAGTTCGATCTGGTGACCACCACGGCCAAGGTCATCGCGCACCACGCCAAGGCGTCCCGTCAGATCCTCGATGACGCGGCCCAGCTCGCCTCCTACATCGACGGCCGGCTTCGCTACGGGCTGGCTTATAAGGAGGAGACGCAGCTCCTGAACGGCGACGGCACCGGCCAGAACCTGCTCGGCATCATCCCGCAGGCGACCGCCTACAGCGCGCCGATCACCCTGACCAGCCCGACCAGCATCGACGTCCTGCGCCTCGCCATGCTGCAGGCGGCCCTCGCCGAACTGCCGGCGACCGGCCACGTGTTGAACCCCATCGACTGGGCCTGGATCGAGACCCTGAAGGACAGCGAGGGCCGCTACATCATCGGCAACCCGCAGGGCTCCATCGCCCCGACGCTCTGGGGGCTGCCGGTGGTCACGACCCAGGCCATCTCGGTCGACAAGTTCCTGACCGGCGCCTTCAAAATGGGCGCCCAGGTGTTCGACCGCTGGCTGGCGCGCGTCGAGATCGCCACGGAGAACGAGGACGATTTCGTCAAGAACCTCGTCACCATGCTTTGCGAGGAGCGGCTGGCCCTGGCCGTCTACCGGCCGGAAGCCTTCATCTACGGCGACTTCGGCCGCGTGACGTAATCGGGCGGGGCGGCTTACGGGCCGCCTCTTCCCTATCAGGAGAGCCACATGGCCGACAAGAAGACCTACCGCGTTCTGCGCCCGATGGACGGGGACCGGTTCTATCGACCCGGCGAGTTGCGGGAGATGTTCCCCATCGACGCCGCCAACCTACTGCGCCTTGGCGCCCTGGAGGCGCTTGCGGACGACGGCGACGAGGAGCGCCAGAAATCGGAGGGGCCGGTACCCGAAGACAAGATTGAGGGGGCGCCGGCGAACAAAGCCGAGGTCACGAGCAAGGCCAAGGGGTGATCCATGAGCGTCGTCACTCTGGAGGAGGCGAAGGCGCATCTCCGCGTCGATGGCACGGATGACGACGCCGACATCGATCTGAAGCTTGCCGCTGCCGAAGACCTTGCCGCGCAGGTCCTGAACCGTCCAGTGCCGTGGACCAACGTCGACGGCGATGAGGTGCCTGTGCCGGCTTCTGTAAAGGCTGCGATACTGCTGATCCTTGGCGACCTCTACGCCAACCGAGAGGCATCCATCGTCGGCACCAGCCACACGGTAAACCCGACCGTCGAGCGGCTGCTGTGGCCGCACCGCAAGCTGAGCGTCGCGTAATGCAGCGCCCATCGGCAGGCGACCTGAACCGCCGGGCGGTGATCCGGCGGTGGCAGGAGTTCCCCGACGTCGTGGACGGCATCGATCAGAGCTTCCCCGAGGTGGCTCGGGTCTGGTCCAAGGTCGAGCCGGTCGGCGGCGGCATCTACTATGGGAGCGTGCAAACCGGGAACATGGTCACGCACCGGATCACGATACGGCGTCGGCAGGACGTCACCGCCGAACACGTCATCGACGCCGACGGCAGACGCTACCGGGTGAAACGGTCGGCGGATCTAGGGACGGCGCGAGAATTCACCGTTCTGGACGTCGAGGAGTTGGGGGGTGTCCCATGATCGAGTTGCACGAGCGGCTGCTCGGGCATCGGACCATCGACTTCGACCGCCGCAAGCTCCGCAAGGCGGTGCGCGCCGGGGCCGCGCTGGTGCGGCGCGAAGGCCGCAAGCTGGCCGGAAAGAAGAAGGGGGCAGGGCGCCGCTATCGGGTGTGGGGCGATTTTCTGCACCGCGCGTCGGCCCCTGGATCGCCGCCGGCCAAGCTGACCGGCGCCCTGCAACGGTCGATCTACTACCGGACCTTGGACAAGGACGGCCTGTCGATGTCCGTCGGTCCGGCGCCGCGCCGGATCTTCTACGCCCGTTTCCTTGCCTTCGGCACCGAGAAGATGGAGGCCCGCCCGTTTATGGACGAAGCCCTGCACCGCCACGAGGAGCCGATCCGCAAGCTGCTCCGCTCCGCGCTGCGTGACTCGCTGGTGCCGCGATGAAGCTGTCCCCGATCATTCAGCGCCTGCGGGCGCGCTGTCCCGCCTTCGCGAACCGCGTGGCCGGGGCCGCCGATTTCAAGCCGATCCCCGAGGCGAGCAACCTCACGGTGCCGGCGGCCTACGTGCTGCCACTGGAGGACAGCGCCGAAGCGGTCAAGGGCCAGAACGAATACGAGCAGGACATTCGCGACGCCTTCGCCGTGGTGGTCGTGGTGTCCAACCGCTCCGACGAGCGCGGGCAGGCCGCCGCCGACGAGCTGGACGACCTTCGCGCCGCGCTGTGGCGTGCTCTGCTCGGCTGGTGTCCTACCGATAGACACGGCTGGATCGAATACGAGGGCGGTCGGGTGATCCACATGGACCGCGCCCGGCTGTACTACCAGTTCGATTTCGGCGCCGACCTTGGAATATCGGCCGATATGACCGGCCAGGGAGCTGACCTCGACGCACTGCCCGCTCTGGAAGGCGTCCACACAACCGTCGATGCCATCGACCCGACCGACCCGAACCTCGCCTCTCCCGGCCCCGATGGGCGCCCCGAGGCCGAGGGCGATTTCACCATCCCCACGACCTAGGAGCCACGCATGTTCGTGAAGCCCAAGGCCGGGTTGCTCGTTCGCGACCCGGTGACGGGGGAGCCTTTGCCCAGCGCGGGCCGCGAGGTTCCCGAAGACCAGTACTGGATGCGCCGCCTGCAGGACGGCGACATCGCCGCGGCGAAGCCCGCGAAGAAGGAGGCGTAACCCATGTCCGTTGGCTTCTCCAGCATCCCGAGCAACATCCGCGTGCCCCTCTTCTATGCGGAGGTCGATGGATCGCAGGCCGGCTATTTCACGCAGGACCAGCGGGCGCTTCTGATCGGCCAGATGCTGCCCGCCGGCGCCGCCACCGCGGGCGTTCCGGTCCAAGTGTCGAGCGCGGATCAGGCGCGCGCCCTGTTCGGCGCCGGCTCCATGCTGGCCCTGGCGATGGCCGCCTATCGCATCAACGACGACTTCGGCGAAGTCTGGTGCCTGCCGCTCGCCGATGATGGCGCCGCGGTCGCGGCAACCGGCACCGTGGCTCTGACCGGCACGGCGACCGCTGCCGGCGCGCTGTCGCTCTACATCGCCGGGAAGCGGGTCCAGCAGGGCGTCGCCACCGGGGCGAGCGGCGCGACCGTTGCGACCGCGCTTGCGGCGGCGATCAACGCCAACACCGACCTTCCGGTCACTGCGGCGGCGGACACTGGCACGGTCACCCTGACGGCCAAGAACAAGGGGCCGCTCGGCAACGACATCGACCTCCGGCTGAACTACCGCGGCGCGCAGGGCGGTGAGGCGACCCCGCCCGGTCTGACGGCGGGGGTCACGGCGATGACGAGCGGCGCGACTGCTCCGTCCCTGGCCGCCGGCCTTGCGGCCCTGGGCGACGAGCCGTTCGACTTCATCGCCTGCCCCTATGCCGACACTTCCAGCCTGGACGCCATCAAGACGCTGATGGATGACCAGACGGGTCGGTGGTCGTGGTCCAGGCAGGTGTTCGGCCACGTCTTCGGTGCCAAGCGTGGCACCGTCTCGGAACTGTCCACCTTCGGCAACCTGCGCAACGACCCGCACGCGACGGTGATCGGCTACAGCGCCAGCCCGACCCCGCCTTGGGAGTGGGCCGCGGCCCTGACCGCGCAGGCGGCCAAGAGCCTGCGCGCCGACCCGGCCCGCCCGCTCCAGACGCTGCCGCTGGTCGGCGTGCTGGCCGCCCCGGTGCCGAGCCGCTTCACACTGTCCGAACGGCAAATCCTGCTGTTCGACGGCGTGGCAACGCACATGGTCGGCGCCGACGGCACCGTGCGCATCGAGCGCGCGATCACGACCTACCAGAAGAACGCCTTCGGCCAGCCGGACCCGTCGTTCCTGGATGTCGAGACGCTGTTCACGCTGGCGACCATCATTCGCCGCATGCGCAACGCCATCACGACCAAGTTCGCCCGGCACAAGCTGGCGAACGACGGCACGTCCTTCGGCGCCGGCCAAGCCATCGTCACCCCGAAGATCATCCGTGCGGAACTGATCGCGCAGTACAGCGAGATGGAGTCCCTTGGCCTGGTCGAGAACATGGCCGCCTTCAAGGCGAACCTCGTGGTCGAGCGTGACAGCACCGATCCGAACCGCATCAACGTCCTCTACCCGCCGGACCTCGTGAACCAGCTCCGCGTCTTCGCCGTGCTGGCGCAGTTCCGTCTCCAGTACACGGCCTGAAGGAGGGCCTGATCCATGGCGAACAACCGCATCGCGGGCGTCTGCTACCTGAAGGTGGACGGCGCCCAATATGCCCTGCGCGGCAGCCTCACCGTGTCCCCGGACAGCATCGAGCGTGAAGGCATCGCCGGCATGGACGGCGTGCACGGCTACAAGGAGACGCCGCGCGTCCCGTCGATCTCCGCCGACCTCTCGGACATCGGTGGCCTGTCGCTGGAAACGCTGCGCGCCATCACCGACGCGACAATCACCGCCGAACTGGCGAACGGCAAGGTCTACACCCTGCGCAACGCCTGGGTGGCCGGCGCGCTGGAGCTCGACGCCGGCGAAGGTCAGGTTTCGGTGACCTTCGAGGGCATGAAGTGCGAGGAGATGAAGTGATGAGCACCGTCACGCTCAAGAAGCCGATCCAGGCGCATGGCGAGGAGGTCAGGACCCTGACCTTCCGCGAACCGAACTGCGAAGACATCATGGTCTGCGGCTACCCGCTCCAGATGAGCGGGGACGGCTCGTTCACCCCGCTGGCCGGCGTCATCGTCAAGTACATCTCCCGCCTTGCCGCCGTCCCGCCGTCGAGCGTGAAGGCCATGACGGCGCAGGATTTCAACGCCTGCATGGCGACCATCATCCCTTTTTTCGGGGATGGGGATCAGAGCCAGAGTCCGGCGGACGAGGGTTGATCGAGCGGTTCCACGACATCGGCTGGGCCTGGAAGATGCAGCCGAGCGAGATGGATCGCCTGACCATCTCCCGGCTGCTGGTCCTTGAGGCTCAGACGGCGCGCATCGGGGAAGAACTCCGGCGCGCGCAGTCGTGAGGGAAGCTACTTCTTGGGGCGCTTGGGGGTGGCGACTGTCGCCTTCCTTGAGCCGATGTTCCCCGCCTGACAGGGAAGGGGCGGCCCGGAGATGGGCCGCCCTTGTGTCTGGGCAAAACGAGAGATGGCTACTTTGTTGCCACCTTGACGTAAACGCTCGACGCCTCCCCAGGCTTGCCTGGGAACAGGCTCAAGCTGAGGATCATAAGCATTTCAGTCTCTCCACTCGCGTTTGGCGCCGCTGCTTCATGAAAAGTATCGTCCCAGCGAATGATGTGCTCATTCGCAAATGTTGCCTTGCTTGCGGCAAGACCTAGAGAAAGAAGAGAGTTTTCGTTGTACGGAATTGAAATGTTATCGACAGATATCCAATCCGCGGCGCCGTTAATAAAGACCACGCTCACATTTCCTGATTTATAGTAGCATTTGTCGCCGTATTTGATCTTTTCGCACTTAGATGGCTTCCCTAACTGCTTCTGAACATCAGCCTTATTCTGTAAATAGATTGTTGGAATGTTGACGATCGGATCAGCCGCAGCCGCCGATCCGATGCAAGCTATTAGTAGAGATAATCCACCAAAAACACGGGCGGCGATCTTCATCGCATCCTCCTTCGGTTGAAGCCGGAGGAGCTTAAAAACCACAGGGGGCAGAGTCGAGTCATGTCAAACTTTAACATGAAGGCCGTCATCTCCGTTGTGGACAAGGTGTCTGGCCCCATGAAAGGGGTTGTGGCGTCCTTGAAGGCCCCGGCCAAGGCGATGCAGGACGTCGGAGCGGCGGCGCAGAACATGCGCTCTCGGCTCGGCGCGCTGGGGGTCGGTGCGATCTTCGGCGCTGGTGGCGTCGCTGCGGTGGCCGCCGGAGGAAAAGCCGTTCTCGGCGTGTCGGCGCAGTTCGAGAAGTTCCAGACCATTTTGGAAACTATCGAAGGGAGTTCCGAGAAGGCGAAAGCCTCAATGGACTGGATCAGCGACTTCGCGGCCAAAACTCCCTACGAACTGGCGGAGGTGACCGACGCCTTCGTCAAGTTGAAGGCCTACGGCATCAACCCAATGAACGGCGTCCTAAGAAGTCTCGGTGATGCGGCCGCCGCTGGTGGGAAGCCGTTGGAAGCCCTTGTTGAGGCGCTCGCCGACGCGCAGACGGGTGAATATGAGCGACTGAAGGAGGCGCTCCAGATTACGGCGGACACCAACGGAGACAAAGTAACGCTTCACTTTACCGACAGGCTTGGACAAGCCATGCGGGGCGTCGTCAAGAAAGGTGATGCCGCGCAAATGCAAAAGGCCATGATGAAAATCATCTCTCTCAAGGGGTTTGACGGGGGGATGGACAAACTTTCGGCAACTTGGGACGGCCTGTGGTCCAACCTTATGGACTCGTTCGCGCGCTTCGGAAAGATGATCGGCGATGCTGGGTACTTCAACGTTATGAAGGACCAGTTGAAAGACTTCCTCGACATGCTGAACCAGTGGGAGCAGGACGGCACGCTCAAGCGGATCGCCACCGACATCAGCGACCTGATGGTCACGGCGGTGACGAACCTGCGGGCGGCGTTCTCCGGCTTCGACATCAAGACGGCGGTGCGGGACCTCCGGGAGTTCCTGTTCGGCTACACGCGGGTATCCGACCTGGACCCGAGCCAAGTGGAGTCGGTGCCGGGCGCGTTTGAGCGGATCGGAACCGCCATCAAAGCAATGCTGCCCTTCCTCCAGCCGGTGATCGCGCACTTCACCTCCGTCGAGACGGTGGCGACCCGCCTTGCCATGGTTCTTGCGCTGCCGGTGGTTGCCGCCATCGCTTCAGTGATGACGGCCTTCATCCAGTTGGCTGCCGTGCTGGCGGCGAACCCGGTGATCGCCGCGGCGCTCCTCATCGCTGGCGCGGCCGCCCTGATCTACGCCAATTGGGATCAGGTCGCGCCGTGGTTCGAACGGATGTGGGAGGCGGTAAAGGAGATCTTCGGCGGGTTCGTCGTCTTTGTGAAGGGCGTCTTCACCGGCGACTTCGCCGCGGCGATGGAGGGCCTGAAGCAGATCGGGCAGGGGCTGCTCAACTGGTTCACGGGATGGGGCGATGCCATCGGCGCCATCTTCACAAAGGTGTCCGACTGGATCAAGTCGCTGTTCAACATCGACATCGCCGGGGCGCTGCGGGCGCAGATCGCTGGCCTGACGAGCGCCCTGCCATCCTGGGTGACGGACAAGCTCGGGCTGACGGTGGAGCCCGCTGCGGCCCCGACCGGCCCCATGGCGCCGGCGCCAAGCCCGGCCCTCGTGGCGAGCGCGCAGGGCCAGCAGCTTCGCGGTGCTGTGGACATCAACATCAACGGGGCGCCGCCGGGCACGCGGGTTGAGACGCGCACGCAGACCGCGGGCGTGGACCTCAACACCGATGTCGGCTACCGCTCCATGGCCCTGGGGTACTGACCATGGCATGGCGTGACCAACTCCGGCCCGCGTCCTTCCGCGGGGTTCCCTTCAAAGTGGACTCCGACGACCTGACCGCCGGCCGCCGCGTGCAGCTCCATGAATACCCGCAGCGCGATAAGCCCTATGCCGAGGACCTGGGGCGGGCCACCCGCAAGATCACCCTGACCGCCTACGTCATCGGGCCGGACTACATGGCCCAGCGGGGCCGCCTGCTGGCGGCGTTGGAGGAGGCCGGCTCCGGCGAGCTGGTCCACCCGCAGTATGGCACGCTGCAGGTGGTCGCCGACGGCGAATGCCGAGTGGCTCACAGCCGCGACGAGGGCGGGCTGTGCCGCTTCTCGCTGTCCTTCGTGGAGGCCGGGGAACTGACATTCCCCAGCGCCACGGTCAACACAGCGGAGACGTCCAGGCTTAAGGCGGACGCGCTGTCCAGTGCGGCAATCGGCGACTTCGCGAGCGCCTTCGGCATCGAGGGCGTCCCGGATTTCGTGGATCAGGCGGCGGTGGCGGACTTCACGTCGGCGCTTGGCTTCGCCGAACGGGCCATGCGCAGTGGTGGCGGAGGGTGGCGGCAGCTGGCGAGTGGCCTGCTCGGGGATTTGACCGAACTCTTTGGGGTGCCGATGTCCCTGGGCGGTCGGGTCATGAACCTCTTCGCCGCTTTCGGCGGCGGGGGCGGAGGAGGCGGGGGATCGACCTTGGGCGTTGCGTCGCCCGCCGGCGCTGTCGGTTCTCCCGCGTCCCGGCTGGGCGAACTCTCACAGGTTGCCGGCTACAGCCCGCCGCCGCCATCCTACGCGGTCAGCACGCCAGCCAGGCGGCAGCAGGCGGCCAACAGCGAGGCGACGGCCAGCCTGTTTCGTCGCGGCGCTCTGGTGCAGTCGGCCCGCACCGCGGCGGACGCCGAATGGCCGGTTTACGATGACGCGATCCAGACCCGCGACCGGCTGGCCGCGCAGATCGACGCGGAGGCGATGCGGCCTGGCGTGTCGGACGACACATTCCGGGCGCTCACCGATCTGCGGGTGGCGGTGGTGCAGGACATCACCTCCCGTTCCGCTGGATCGGCCCGGCTGTCCACCGTCACGCCGAGCACTGTGCAGCCATCGCTCGTGCTGGCCTACGACCTGTACGAGGATGCCGGGCGGGGGGATGAGATCGTGGCCCGGAACGGCATCGCGCATCCCGGCTTCGTGCCGCCCGAACCGCTGAAGGTGCTGGCATGACGGAGGAACGCGACCGGGTGCGGCTGCTGGTCAACGGCTCGGACTATGGGGGCTGGAAGGCCGTCAGCATTTCCGCCGGCATCGACCGGCAGGCCCGCGACTTCACCCTGGTGGTCACCGACCGTTGGCCGGGCTCCGATGTACCGCGCCGCATAGCGCCGGGGGATGCGTGCAAGGTCTACATCGGCTCCGATCTGGTGCTGACCGGCTATGTGGACGGGACGCCGATCACCTACGACGCAACCTCCGTGACCGTCGGCGTCAAGGGGAGGTCCAGGACGGCCGATCTGGTGGATTGCTCCGCCATCAATGCGCCGGGACAATGGAAAGGGCGGAAGATCGAGCAGATCGCGGCGGACATGGCGGCCCCTTACGGCGTGCCGGTGATCGCTGTGGTGGATACCGGGGCGCCCATCGCCGACCACCAACTCCAGCCTGGAGAGAGCGTGTTCGAGAGCATCGACCGCCTGCTCAAGCTCCGTGCGCTGCTGTCCACAGACGACGCGCAAGGGCGCTTGGTCCTGACCCGAGCGGGTTCGGCCAAGGCGACAACGGCGCTCGTGGTCGGGGAGAACGTTCTTTCCGGATCGGCCGACCTCGACTTCAGGGACCGCTTCAGCGAATACGTGGTGAAGGGGCAGAGACAGGGCAGTGAGAGCGACGCGAAGGCGACGCTGATCGACTTCTCCGGCAACAGCAAGCCCGCGGCGGCGACGAGCCAAGTCCAGGCGCGGCAGGCCGACAGCGGCATCAAGCGCAAGCGCGTTCTCGTCATCGTCGCCGACGGTCAGCCGGACGGCGTGAGCGCCCGTGACCGGGCGCGGTTCGAGGCTGCGCACCGCGCCGGCAAGAGCTATCAGGCAAGCTACACGGTGCAGGGATGGCGACAGGCAAGCGGCGCCCTGTGGGAGCCGAACCAGATCGTCCACGTCCGTGACCCGATCCTTGGCTTCAGCCTAGACATGCTGGTTGCCGAAGTGACCTACGGTCTATCGGAAAGCGGCACGACCACGACGCTGACTGTTGCCCCAATGGCCGCGTACGAGCTTCTGCCGGAGTCTCCGGACGCCAAGAAGAAGGGCGGCTCCGGGGCCAAGCCGGGCGAAACCGTGGTGGAGTTCAAATGATGGACGCCCGCGCCTTCTCGAAGCTTGCCGCGCCGCTCAAGCGCGGCATCCAAAATATGCTGGCCCGCGGCATCGTCACGGCGGTGGGGCAGGCCGGCGCGCAGGTTGTACAGGTCCAGCTTTTGGCGGACGAGGCCAAGGACGGTGTGGAGCACGCCGAGCCCTACGGCTTCACCGCGCACCCGCTGCCGGGGGCAACGGCGGTGGTTGTGTTCGTTGGTGGGGACCGCAGCCACGGCATTGCCGCGGCGGTGTCCGATGCGCGCCATCGCCCTGGCGACCTCCAGCCCGGCGAGGTCTGCATCTACACCGACGAGGGAGACGAGATCCGCATCAAGCGCGGCGGAGAGTTGGTCATCAAGGCCGCCGCGAAAGTCCGCATCGAGACGCCGCTGCTGGAAGTGACCGGAGAAGTGCGCGACCGTTGCGACACGGGCGGTCGGACCATGGACGAGATGCGCGGCGTCTACGACAGCCACACCCATCCCGGCGACAGCGGCGGCACGACCGGGGCCCCAAACCAAGGGATGTAGCCATGAGCTATTTCCAGCAGGACCGCACCGTCGTCATCGACGGCGCGCCGCTCTCGCTCGACCTGACCAAGGGCGACCCGCTCGCCAGGGCGGTGCTCATGTCCCTGTTCACCTGGGGGCGGGCCAAGCCCGGCGACGTGCTGCCGGCTGACCAGAAAATGGGATGGTGGGGGGACACCTTCCCAACGGTGACCGGCGACCGCATCGGGTCCAGGCTCTGGTTGCTGAGCCGCGAGAAGCTGACGCAGGAGACGGTCAATCGCGCCCGCGAGTATGCCAAGGAGGCCCTTGCATGGCTGGTCGCCGACGGCGTGGCGCAGCGCGTCGAGGTGACCGCAGACCGGCGCGGACCCGATGGCCTGTCGCTGATCTGCCGCATCTGGCGGCGGGACGGGACCCCCACCGACATCCGTTTCGACAACGCCTGGGAGGCGATCAATGGCTGACACCGGTTACACCAGGCCAACGCTGTCCGAGCTGATCGAGCAGGTTCGAGCCGACGTCCTGGCGCGCCTTGGGGTGGACGAGGTGCTGCGCCGCGCAGACGGCGAGGTGCAGGCGCGCGTTCAGGCGGGGGCATTGCACAGCGTGTACGGCTTCATCGATTTCCTGGCGGCGCAGATCCTGCCGGACACGGCGGCTACGGCCTATCTGGATCGGCACGCCTCGCTCTGGGGTGTCGCGCGCAAGGCGGCAACCGCGGCCACCGGAACCGTGACCATCACGGCCAGCAATGGCGTGACCATCGCCGCCGGGACGGTGATGCAGCGCGCGGGCGTCGGGGATTACACGGTGACCGCCAACGCGACCGCTACCGGCGGAACGGCGACCGTCGCTGTCGCCGCGGCCACTGCCGGAGCGGCCGGGAACCTGCCGGCCGGGGCGCTTCTCACGCTGGCAAGTCCCATCGCCGGGGCGCAGTCAACGGCGGTGGTCGCGGCCATCGGTGGCGGCGCCGACATCGAAGCCGACGACGCCTTGCGGGCGCGCCTGATCGCGCGCATCCAGGAGCCCCCGCACGGCGGCAACGCGGCGGATTATGAAGCCTGGGCTCTGGAAGTCGCTGGAGTAACCCGCGCCTGGGTCTATCCTTTCCACACGGGGATCGGGTCGGTCGGGGTCACCTTTGTGTGCGACGGGCGCGCGGACATCATCCCCGCCGTCGGCGATGTTGCGCTGGTGCAGACCCACATCGACGCCCTGCGGCCGGTCACCGCCGCAGTCACGGTCTTCGCGCCGGTGGCCGATCCTCTGGCTCTGTCGATCCGTCTCACCCCGGATGGAGCGGCAACCCGCGCCGCGGTTGAAGCGGAACTGCGCGACTTCCTGTCGCGCGAAGCCGAGCCCGGAGGGACGCTGTACCTGTCCCGTCTGCGCGAGGCGATCTCGTTGGCGACCGGTGAATACCGGCATGACCTTGTGTCGCCGACAGATGACGTGGTGTCGCCGGCCGGGCACATCGCGACGCTGGGGGCGATCACATGGCTGTCGTGAGCGCAGCATCGGGCGATGACTACTACGGGCTGCTTCTGGGCCTGCGCCCAACCGGTCCGGCGTGGCCGTCGGATGATCCCTTGCTCCAGGCCATCGCCGACGGGCTGGCGCGCGTCCACAACCGGGCGCTGGGCCTGCTCGATGAAGCAGACTCGCGGACCACGCTGGAAATGCTGCCGGCCTGGGAGCGCAACGCCGGTCTGCCGGACGCCTGCACCGGCCCGGCGGTCGGTCTGGCCGAGCGGCGCCGACGGCTTGCCGCGCAGATCACGGCGCGGGGCGGGCAAAGCCGGGCGTTCTTCATCGGGCTGGCCGCCAGCATGGGGTATCCCGGCTGCACGATCACCGAGTTCGCGGCTTTCACCTGCGGATCGGCCTGCAGCGCGGCGCTGAACACGGCCGATGTGGGATGGCCGCACGCATGGCGCCTGAACGTGCCGGTGAGGGCTGGGGCTTACACGTTCACCGCGACCAGCGGGTGCGACGAGGCGCTGCGCGCATGGGGATCGGCGGTGCTGGAGTGCGTCGTCCGCCGGGCGGCGCCGGCGCATACGGTGGCGCTGTTCGGCTACCTACCCGACGAAGATTGGCTGCGCGACGGCGGCGCGGCGGAAGACTGGGGCACGCTGGACCTGATCGGCGGCCCCGAGGCAACTGAAGACTGGGGCTCGTTCTAAGCCCAAGGAGCATCCGCATGACCGAAGACCTGAAGCGGGTCGCCCTCCTGGGCGGCCCGACGAGCCAGCTTGCGTCCGTCGTGGGGCTGGATCGTGAACTGATCATCGACACGGACAAAAAAACCCTGACCGTCCACGATGGCGAGACGCCCGGCGGCTTCCCGCTGCTGCGGGAGGATGGTCCTGGCGACGCAGTGACGGTGCGGGGGCGCACGCTCGACGACAGGGCCGGGGAGGTCGCCAACGTTCTCGATTTCGGAGCGGTGGGTGACGGCGAAACGGATGACGCTCCCGCCTTCCAGCAGGCCATCGACCATCTCGTTGAGCGCGGCGGCGGCGTTCTGCGGGTCCCGGCCGGTGGTTACTACAGGCTGGAGGACGATCTGACCTGTGCTGACGTCCCGCTTGCCATTGAGGCGGATGGCTCGTCGGTTGCGCAGCTTCTCATCGTGCACAGCGGTCACGGCCTTCACTATACCGCCACCACGACCAACGTGGTTCAGAGTGGCCCAGGGGCGGGCCGCCTGAAGTCATTGCGCCTAACCAACGTGTCCTTCGTCTGCTCCGCGTCGACCGCTCTTGCCGCGGTGCGTGGCGAGTGGCCGGCGGAAACGAGCGCTCTGCCGCTGTTCACGGCGCAGAACGTGCTGGTCGGCCATGTCCCGCTGACGGGCGGCCTGTCCCATGGCCTGTGGCTGACCAACGCCTCCGGCACGGTCATGAACAACGTGCGCGTGCTCGGGTCTGCTCAGGCGGTGGCGCCGACGCAGGCCGACTGCTGGACGATGCGCTACGGCATCCTGCTGGACAGCTCGGGCAACGTCGCCAAGCTCGGCCACTACTGGAATGGGGTGCGCGTCTCCTACGCGAATTGGGGGACGTGGGTCGATGGCTGGTATGAGGGCATCTACGCAACCAACTGCGAGTTGGGGCCAAACACCGCCGGCTTGCGGCTGACCAACGGGGCCAGCCCCAACACGATCCTCGCCGCCCACTTCGCGAACCTGCACGTTGACGTCCGCGCTAACGGCGTTGAGATCAACGGCGCGCAGGATGTGAAGTTCGCCAACCTTGAGGTGCTGCGCAACACGTCCGGCTTCGACTTCGACGGCAGCGGCGTTTCGGCAACGGACGTCCAGCACCTTGGGATTTCCGGCGGGTGGATCAACTGCTCAAGCCCATCTGGTGTCGAAGAAAACGGGATCATCGTCGCCGGAACCAGCCTGTCACCGAAGGTCTCGGGCGTTTCGATCATCGGGGCCAAGACGGCAGGTGTCGCGTTCAGCGGCGTGGTCTCGTCGGGGTCGTTCGATGGGCACGTTCAGGACTGCGGGACGTCGGTCATCCTCGGCCCGAGTGCGTCCGGGAACCGCTTCTCCTTCAGCGAGGCCAACAGCGGCGCGGCGAGCGACAGCGGCGCGGACAACCGTGTCAACCTCACGGGCTATGCCCTGGGCAACCAAGCGCCCATCGCCGGGGTCAAGATGCAGGTGGACAACCTGCTGGAGGCTGGAAGCCAGAAAGTCGAGGACATCGCTGGCATCTGGTCGGGCATAACCTATGCCCACACCGCGGCAAGCCGGACCTTCGACAGCACGACGGCGGGCGGGACCACGGCAGGAAGCCCCGTCGCCACGACGTTCACCTACGCGGTCAACGACGGTTGTCCGGCGGATGTGGTGGCCGGGATCGATGTGGCGATTGCGAAGGCGTCCAACAGCACGGTCTTTGGCCGCAACATCATCGCGGGCAACGTCTCGGGCACGACGAACACGAAGATCGTCGGCCTGGAAGTTGACGTTCAGCCGACCACGGGGACGACGGTCAACAGCGGGACCGGAGGCGTCTACATCAACGCCTTCAACCTCCCCGGTCTCGGGCCGGCACTCCAGGTCGGCGGGGTCGGCGGCGGGTCCTTCACCAACGGCATCGTGTTGGGCGGCGGCGTCTCCGGGGCCGGATTTTCCGGGGCGTCGGGGGCCTCGATGACGTCGCTCATCAACAGCGGCGGGGCGACGTACAGCGCCGCGGCCATCGTGTTGAGCAACGGGCACAAGCTGCGGCTCTCCGGGACCGGGTCGGCGCACGCCTATTCGTACACGGACGGGTCCAACAACCGCCGCGAAGTCCTCGGCGGCGGCGGCTTCATCTGGCGCAACAACGCGGATACCGTCTCGCTGGTGTCCATCGACAGCGGCGGGAACCTCAACCTGGAGGCGGGGGGAGAGCTGCGCAGCGGCGGGACCTCAGTCGTGGACCCTAACCGCTTGATCTGCCTTCGCTCGTACACGGTGGCGACCCTTCCCAGCGCCAGCGTGGCGGGGAAGGAAATCTACGTCTCAAACGAGAGTGGCGGGGCTGTCCCGGCCTTCGCGGACGGCACCAACTGGCGGCGCGTCACGGACCGCGCCGTCGTTTCTTAAGAGGATCGAAATGCAGACGACCAAGCACCCCTACGAACTACTGATCCGGTGGGACCAAGCGGGCCGTCTGGCCGGCGCACACGTCCAGTACCGCTACATCACGATCGATGGCGAGCATCGCGCCGAAAGCCTCGGCGCGGCCGAACCGCTGACGCTCGACACGGCCCCCGGCTTCCCGCTGGCCGACCTCCTAACCCAGGCGCAGGCCGACGCCCTCACGGCCAAGGCCGCATCCGACGCTGATCTGGGCGCCGCGGTAGCGGCCCTGGAGGCGGAGACGCAGGCCCGCGTCACTGCGGAAGGGCAACTCGCCCAGGCAGTCGGGACCGTGGACCGGCTGCTCCAGCAGCGTGACGCTCTCTTGGCGCGCGTCGCCGAACTGGACTCTCAAAAGAACGGTGAAGCCAAATGAAGCGCATCGATACCCCCACCCGCGCGGTGGACCTGTTCGGCGCCGGCAAACCCGGCTTCAAAGACGGGTCCACCCTGACCGGCGACCCCGCTACCACGCTGAACGCCGGCATGTTCAACCATTTCCAAGAGGAGATCGCCCGCGCGATCGAGGCCTGCGGGATCACGCTGGACCCAGGCCAGTATGACCAGCTCGCCCAGGCGCTGGGGCTGAACGACCGCAACGCCTCGGCGACCGGGCACATCATGCTGGCCGGCGGTATCCTCTTCAATTGGGGCTCCGGGGTCATGAGCGCCGGCAGCTGCACGGTCACGTTTGACAAGGCGTTCCCGACCGCCTGCTGGCACGCGTTCCCGGCGGAGAACACGGCCAGCACCTGGGCGACCAACAACGTGACGGTCTATGGGCCATCGGCGAAAAGCCAGACGGGCGCGACGTTCAAGAGCTTTACCTGGAACGGGACCGGCTTTGTCGCCAGTTCCGCAGCGGCTTTCTCGTATTTCGCCATCGGCAAGTGACACCGCGACAACACTCCAATCCCCCGGCGCCCGCGAGGCGCCTTTCGCATTTCTGGAGGACCCGATGAGCAACGTGCCTTCCGGCGCGGCGGTGACGCTCGACCTGCTGCAACGCCTGTTCCCGACTGGCCGGGAGTTGCCGGCCTTCGCCGCGTCCATGGCTGCGCGCCTGCCTCCTGCTGCGATCAACACGCCGCAGCGGGTGGCGGCCTTCTTGTCCCAGGTGGGGCATGAGTCCGGCGGCCTGCGCGTGTGGACCGAGAATTTGAACTACTCGGCGGAAGGGCTGCGCAAGACGTGGCCCCAGCGCTTCCGGGACGCGGCGACGGCGACCGCCTATGCCCGCCAGCCGGAGCGCATCGCCAACCGCGTCTACGGCGACCGCATGGGCAACGGGCCTGAGGCGAGCGGCGACGGCTGGAGATACCGGGGCAGGGGGCTTATCCAGATCACCGGGCGCGACAACTACCAGCGCTGTTCCGGATGGGCTGGCAAGCCGCTGGAGGCCATGCCAGCGTGGCTGGAGACGCCTGACGGCGCCGTTGCCTCTGCCGTATGGTTCTGGACGGTGAATGGCCTGAACAGGCTGGCCGATGCCGGAGAGCTGGAGGCGATCACCCGGCGCATCAACGGCGGCCTGAACGGTCAGGAGGACCGGCTTTCCCGGTATGCCCTCGCCTCGGAAGCGCTGGGCATTTCTCCTGTCGCCGTGGCCTGAACCACGTTTCCCCCACCCCAGCCCGCCCGGACCTCCGCGGCGGGCTTTTCGCGCCTGAAAGGAGGCACCCATGATGTTCCGCATGTCCACCATGATCCCCGCTCGCAAGGTCTGGGCCGGTGGCCTTGCCGGCGTCGCCGCAGCGGTGATTGCCTCGCTCCTGCGCCAGTATGCCGACGTGGACATTCCCGCCGACCTGATCGGCTACATCATCGCAGGGATCGTGCCGTCTGTGGCCTACCTCGTGCCGCCCGCCGCCCGTGACGTGATCGTGAAGGCGGATGAGGCGGCCCGTCAGGTGGGGCAGGGTGCCCCGTGA